CCAGAAGTTCTTCTGCGACGTCATCCTGGACGTCGTAGAGAAAGCAGCACACCGCGCGCACATCCTCAATAGACTCCACTACCCACGCGCCCTAGAACCCGGAGCCCCCAGCGGCCTCCAACTCAACTACACCGTCTCCGCCCTCAGAGAGCAAGACAGCTTCCAGGTAGCACGCGCAGCCTCAACCATCGTTGGCTACCTCCGCCAGCTCAAAGACCTCGGCTGGATCACCGACCGCAAAGCCATCGAGCTTGCCTACAAGTTCGCAGGTGAGATCATCGACGTAGAGGCCATGCTCCGAGACCTCAAACAAGCCGGCGTACAGCCCACCGACACACCCACCGGCGACGGGGATGGCGACAGCACCCCGCCGGATCGGGATCCGCTCGAGAAGAAACTGTCACCATAGCGAGATGCATCCTGAGTGCATCGAAGGAGGAGGCTAACCATGCCAGACTGCACCATCTGCGGAAAGCCCTACAAGAGCCGAAGCGGACTCGCCGCGCACCGCAAGACACACGACGCCGAACCCGACGGGCCACCCCTCGACTTCGCGCCCACCGCCCACGACGCCGATCTCCTCAAGAGCCTCGACCCCACCCGCAACAAGTACCAGGACGCCAAGGCCCTCGATGACGCCTGCGCAGCACTAGGCATCCACCCCGACGACATCCTCAGCTTCAAGGTCTACGACGACAAGGTGGTAATCGTCGCGGGGCCCACCGGGAAAAAGCTCTTCTGGACCCGCGAGGTATAGCATGACCCAGCCACAACAACTCGAGGAAACCATCAGACTCACCCTCGCCTCCAATCTCACCGACAGGCCACGCTACGCCGTCACCCTTATCAAGGCCGGGCCCACCACCCATCGCTGGAACTTCCCGCCATCTGTACTGCAGGCAGCAGCCGCCCGCTTCCAGGGCGCCGCCTGCTTCGTGGACCATACCAGCGGCTTCCTCAACGACAACGCCAGCATCAAAGACCTGGCCGGAGTCATCACCGACGTAGCATGGGACGCCGCCGTCACCCCGTCGGGCGCACTCACCGCCCGCCTGTCACTCAACCGCACACCAGCCGCCGACTGGCTTGAGCTATTGCTCGACCAGATCATCTCAGACCGAGAGGAGGGCTTGCCTATACCAAACGTGGGACTCTCTGCGGACCTGTTCACCGGCTACTACCTGGACGGTGACACCAGAATCGCGACGGAGATCCGCAGAGTCCAGTCCGTTGACGTTGTGTTCGACCCCGCCGCAGGCGGGGCGTTCGATCGCGTCCTCAACTCCATGAAAGGGGGAATCACCATGAAGGACGACGCCACCAAGAATCCAGGGGCACAGCCGCCAGACTCGCCGCCCGCCTCGACGCCCCCCAGGGCCGAGGAGACACGAGTCACGCAGGACATCCAGCTCGGACACTCCGCGCAAGCCGACTCCACCAGCGCGGCAATCAACACCGCAGCCGCCATGGACGCAGCGGCACAGCAGGCCCAAGACCTGCTGCGCTCCCAATGTCAGACCGTGCTAGAGGGCGCTCTCACTTGGTGCGATCTGCCGCAGCCCATGAAGGACGCGATCAGGGCCCAGTTTGCAGGCCGCGCCTTCGCACCGGACACCCTCGACGCCGAGATCAAGCGCTACCGAACCATGCTCGCCGGCATGCTAGAGGACAAGGTCATCACCGGCGCAGGCCAGGCCATCGACGGCGCGCGCACCTCCGGCATGCTCACCAGCCTCGACCGCGTGCAGTTTGCCTTCGACCGCCTCATGGGCCTGCCCGTACCCGAGGCCCAGTCCGACATCCCCAGGCTGTCGGGCATCCGCGAGCTCTACCTGATGATGACGGGCGATCACGACTTCTACGGGCGCTTCTACCCCGAGAGAGTCAAGCTCGCCAACGTCACCACGGCATCGATGACCTCCGTGGTCAAGAACGCCCTCAACAAAGTCTTGTTGCAGGCGTACAACGTCCGCCCCAGGTGGTGGGCACCCATCGCCCACGAGGAGGACTTCGGCAACCTCAACACCATCACGTGGATGAAGAGCGGAGGCATCGGAGCCTTGCCCACCGTGACAGAGGGAGGAGCCTACACCGAGCTGGACTGGTCAGACAACGAGGAGACAGGGACGTTCCTCAAGAAGGGCGGCTATATCGGCATCACCTTGGAGATGATGGACCGCGACGACGTAGGCTCGGTCAAGCGCATCCCGAGGGAGCTCGGCAACGCTGCCTGGCGCACACTCTCAGCCCTGGTCTCGGCGCTCTTCACCGACGACTCAGACGTGGGGCCCCACATGAGCGGCGACGGCCTCAACGTGTTTTCCGTGGCCACCCACGTCAACCTGCTCACCACGGCCCTGAGCGCCGCCGCATGGGACGTGGTAGTCCAGGCCGTGTACCAGCAGACGGAGCCGACGTCCAGCGCTCCCCTTGCCATCCGCCCGCAGTTCTGCCTGGTCCCCATCGAGCTTGAGAGGACGGCCCTCAGCATCTTCGAGCAGCCGTGGTCAGTGGAAGCTACCTACCACTACCTCGAGCCGAGGGCAGGCAGCGCACGAGTCGTCGTCGTGCCGGAGTGGACCGACCCCAACAACTGGGCCGCGGCCTGCGACCCCAACGACTGCCCGGGCATCTGCATCGGCTACAGGTACGGCCGAGAGCCCGAGCTGTTCCTCGCCGACGATCAGACCGTCGGCTCCATGTTCACCAACGACGAGATGCGGATCAAGTGCCGCTTCTTCGTCGCCGTAGGTGTCGCGGACTACCGTCCGCTGCACAAGAACAACGTCGCCTAGTGGTGACACAGGTCCCGCCAGCTCGCGCGGCCCCAGTCACCAAACCCGTAGCCTAGCCCCTAGTGGGCGGGAGGTACACATGGTCACAGCAGCATGGATCGTCGCCACGATCACAGCCTTGCTCGCGCTCGCCCTCGAGCTCGTGCCAGGCCTCCGCAAGCGCTGGGACGCCCTCAGCTGGGAGCAAAAGCGCTTCGCCTGGCTGGTAGGATGCCTGATCCTCGGAGCGGCCCCGTGGATCGTCGGCTGCGCAGGCCGCATCTTCAACGCCTCAATCACCTTCGTGTCGTGGGCCGGCTCCTGCGAGATCAACACACTAGCAACAGGCTTGCAGCTCGGCTTCGTGGCCTACTTCGCATCGCAAGCCACCCACGGAGCCGCCCACGCCGTCAAGACCGTCACCGGGAAAGGAGAGTGACACCATGGCTAGCGAAGTCATGCGCACCATCGGCCTCCACCACGAGGCCATAGTCGCCACCAACGGCATCATCTGCTTCTCCGCCCTAGAGGAGATGACCGTCGTTGGTGTCAGCCTCTGCGCCAGCCTCTTCTCGGGCTCGCCCACCGGCTGCACCATCGACATCCAGGACGACACCGCCGACGTCATCACCGCCATCACCGCCAACACGGCACTGACGCCGGGGACCTGGAAGTCAGTCCACATGGGAGGCACCAACGCCGCCGTCGTCATCGCCGCCGGCAGCGTCGTCGAGATCGACCTCAACCTGGCCGCCGGTTCCACGCCGACAGCCGTCATCGACGTGGTCATCTGGTATCTCGCCGGAGACCAGGGCTAGTCTGAGACCTCTGCGCGGGCCTCACCACCCCGCGCACTGGCTATGAGCGGGGAGAGAGAGCGGCTTCGGGGGAACGCGCTCTCCCCGCTCCCTAAGATTCATCCTGAGTAGTCCTGAGCTTGTCGAAGGACGTATCGAAGGACACCATGGAGTTTCACCGAGGCCTAGTCAGAGCGTACGACCCCGCCACACACACCGCCGCCGTCCTACTGGCAGGCTCCATGTCCAGGACCATCCTCGGCGTTCCCGTCGCGCAAGAGATACCAGCCGCGCACATGCTCGCAGGCACTCCCTGCACCGTCGCCTTCTTCGCAGAAGGCTCACAATCCGTCGTACTCTCCACCTTCGGCGTCCCACCACCCCCCGCGACCACCCTCTACACCTACGAGGACACCGGCACCGACCTCACCCTCAGCACCAGCTGGCAGACCGTGCCCAACCTGAGCATCACCATCACCCCACCCACCCCCCACCCCTGGACCGTCATCCTCATGGCACAAATAGTCCTGCGCAGTCTCAGCGCAACCGCTGAGTACGCCGAACACTACGCGCAATTCGCCAGAGACGGCTCCCTCGTGGGCACCATGGCTCAAGCCATGATCACCACCGCCTACGAGGGCTGCACGATACCTTTGCTCTTCAAAGATACCGTCACATACGCCGCACCCCGCACCTACACCATACAGGCCAAGAAAAGTGGAGGCAGCCAGACCAAGGCCGCCGCCTGGTCACGCATGACCATCATCGCCCTTCGCACCGCCTAGAACCGAAAGGAGCACTCACATGCCCGAGACCTACCAGTACAGCTACCTCGCAGCCAGCGCCCTCATCAAGATCGGCCCTGGCGTCATCCACACCGTCACCCTCACCGGCGGCTCCAACGCTGCGACCGTCGTGCTCGGAGATGAAGTCGCCACTGCAGGCGACGGCATCATCGGCCTCTCCGCAGCCGCCGGAGTCACCGTCCACGCCCGCCTCAACGTAGCCTTTGGCGTGGGCCTCTACGCCACCATCACCGGCACCGCACCCCAGGTCACGGTAGCCTACCGATGAGCGAGCTGGCAGCACTCAGAGACCTGGTAGAAGGCGATCTCGACGACTCCGCAAACGACACGTGGACCACCGCCGAGATTGACCGCGCCATCCAACGCGCCCTGTCAGACTACAGCCACGTGAGACCCCAACAGACCATCGCCAATCTCACCCTCACAGCAGCCGGCCGAGACGTGGACATATCCTCCCTCACCAGCCTGATTCAAGTCCTCCGCATCTACCACCCCTACACCGTCCTCGACCCCGAGGACCCGCCCAACTGGCGCCGCTTCGAGCAGTTCGCCACCTACTGCACCATCCTCGACGGCAATGTCCCCGCCATCGGCGACGTGGTCCACGTCTACTACACCAAGCCGCAGACCATCCACGACCTGGCAGGCTCCACCGCCGTCACCAGCGTCGCACCCGAGCACGAAGAGCTAATCGTCCTGGGCGGAGGCGCCTACGCAGCCATGGAGAAAGCCCGCTCCGCAGTAGTCCAGGCCGGCATCTCCACCGACACCCCCAAGCACTGGCTATCCTGGGGCAAAGACCGCATGGCCCAGTTCGTCGACGCCCTCCGCAAGATCAAAGCCACCGAGACCCTCAAGCTAGACAAGCGCGTCCCCATCACAGGCACCGGATGGGTGCGCACCGACACCAGGGAGGAGATATAGTGGTGACAATCACTGCCGGCTGCCAGTGATCATCTTGTCACCAAAGCCACGCCATGGTGCTCACGCGACCCGTACACCACCTAGCAACCCGCATCCTCTCAAATATCCGATGGTTCTCCCGACTGGTAGTCAAGCGCCCCCTCCGCAACTACCAGCTCGCACCCGCAGACGCCATCCTCGACAGTGTCCTGCATGGCAAAGGTCTTTCCTTCGCCATCGTCTTTTCCAGACAGGCCGGCAAGAACGAGCTCAGCGCCCAACTTGAGGCCTACTTGCTCAACATCTTCCAACGCAAGGGGGGGCAGATCGTCAAGGCCGCCCCCACCTATAAGCCACAGCTCATCAACTCCAAGATGCGCCTGCAAGACGTGCTGGACAACCCATGGAACAAGGGACACGTCAAGACCCGCGAGGGCTACATCACCCAGCTCGGCAAAGCCTGCGTGATCTTCCTCAGCGCCGACCCTGCATCCCAGGTTGTAGGAGCCACCGCGTCACTCCTGCTAGAGTGCGACGAGGCCCAGGACGTCAACGAGGAGAAATGGGAAGTAGACTTCACCCCCATGACCGCATCCACCAACGCCACCAAGGTCTACTATGGCACGGTCTGGACGTCCCGCACCATGCTCGCCAAGATCAGCAGGAACCTACTCGCCCTTGAAGCCACCGACGGCCAGCAGCGGGTGTTCTACGTCCCCTGGCAAGACGTGGCCGCCGAAGTACCAGCCTACGGAGAGCACGTCACCGCAGAGATCACCCGCAAGGGACGCCACCACCCCATGATCAAAACGCAATACTTCCTTGAGGAGATCGACTCCGAGGGCCGCATGTTCGACGACCGCAGACAGGCCCTCATGCAGGGCACGCACCCACGCCAGGCCACACCCACCGAAGGCGCCATCTACGCAGCCACCCTGGACGTTGCCGGCTCAGACGAGGAGATGACCGGTGACGAGCTCAGAGAGGCCAAGCCCACCAAGGACTTGACCGTCGCCTCCATCTTCCGCATCGACCTCGCCACCGTCAGGGATCCTCTACTTGCCGCCCCGTCCTACCACCTGGTGGACGTCTTCTCCGACGTCGGCACCAAGCACACCAGACTCTACGGACAACTCCGCGCCTACTTCGAGCTCTGGAACCCACGACATATAGTCGCCGACGCCTCGGGCGTAGGCGCTGGCCTGGTAGCGTTCCTCGGCGCAAAGCACGCCTTCGGCAGCCGAGTCACCCCCTTCCAGTTCTCGCCACCCAAGAGGAAGTCAGACCTCGGGTGGGACTTCCTCAGCGTGGTGGAGACAGGACGCTTCAAGCACTACCGAGACGACGGCTCCCAGGACTGGCGCGAGTTCTGGGCCCAGGTCGAGCAGTGCAGGTACGAAGTCACCGAGGGCGAAGAGAAGCGCATGAGCTGGGGCGTACCCAGCGCGACCATCCACGACGACCGCTTGCTCTCAGCGGCCCTAGTCGCCGAGCTCGACAAGGTGCAGTGGGCCGTCCCCCTCCCGTCCCTCATCATCCACGCTCCCGACCCGTTAGACGCCATCGACCAGGCGAAGTTCTGAGGAGGCACACATGGAGACGTGGTACATCGCCCTACTAGCCTTGACAATCCTGATGGAAGCCCGCAGCCAGCCCGCCCTCGGCCAGGCCATGGTAGCACAAGTGGCGATCAACCGAGGCGGTCCGGACCTAGTAGAGCAAACCCTCTTCCAACCAAACCAGTTCGTACCATGGAACCCGGACATCTTCGCGCCAGCCCACGGCTTCAGACTGTGCGTCCTCGAGTGCGAATCGATAGGCGCCTTCCCCAACGACCCGGACTGCATCGACCGCTGCCTCGATGCCCGCTACCCCAACTGGACCCGCCGCCTCCGCATCCACGACCCCCACGCATGGGCCAACCTATGGACCATCGCGGCCGCCGTCTACTATGGCGACTGGACACCGCCGGCGCAGCTCGCCAACTGTACCCACTACGACAACCCCGCCTTCTGGCCCGACGGACTTCCCCCTTGGCTCACCAACTGCAAGAAAGTAGGAGATCATGTGTTCTGCGACTAACACCACCTACCCCCAAGACTGGCCCCAAATCGCCTACGCCATCAAGGAGCGCGCCGGCTGGAGGTGCATCGTCTGCCACCACGCCCACGATCGCCAGGCCGGCTACACCCTCACCGTCCACCACCGCGACGGCAACCCCATGAACAACGCCCCCTCAAACACCCTGGCCCTCTGCCAGCGCTGCCATATGATCGCCGCCGGCATCCAGGCCCGCTATGGCCCGAGACACGCCGAGCAGCCAACCCTATTCGACCAGGAAGGAGACACACCATGAGCAACACCAGGCACTGTGTCGTCTGCAACAAGGAGATCCCCCCGCAAGAGCAACAGGGGGTCACCACCCTCACCGCACGCCCCAGCGGCAGGACCGTCACCTTCTGCTCCGCCAAGTGCTGGGACACCACCATGAGGCGACTCACATCCCTCGCCCCCACCGCACCCCCTAAGCCCCGCCGAAGGAGGTCAGCATGAGCGACCAAGCGTGGAAAGGCTTCGCCACCGGCATCTGCATCGGCCTCGTCATCACCCTGGCCGTCGGACTCGCTACCGTGATCGTCGGCCAGCTCTGCATCGTGCACGGCATCGCACCCTGGTGCCCGTGATGGTGACACCGGGCGACAGCGGATCCACTCATCGTCCGCTGGCTTGTCACCACTGCATCGTGAGCCCGTCGAAGGACGCGCGGCGGGCCAAAGATCAACAATAATACACGGCCCGCCGCGCTCGCAGGCTCACCAATGGCGACAGAGGTCCCAGCCACGTAGCCGGATCCCGACGCCAACCAACACAGGAGGTTGACCACCGTGCTCACAACCACAGCCGTCCTTGCCCCACTGATCGGAGACCTAGACGCAGCAGCACCCGGAACCTACCAGTTCTCCCTCGACGCCCTACGCGCCGCTGCCCAGGCCATCATCGAAGCCGCCGAAGACGACGCCCACGCCCGCTTGACCCATCAAGAGAGGCACTGGCGCACCCTCGAGGCCAGTTGGCTACAGGAGAGAGACAGGCTTCTCACCCACAAGGAGGGACCATGAAAGACCTCATCGACTACGCCAAGCGACACAGCCACCTCTGGCGCCACCAAGGCGACCACTACTGGCTCGCCCGCCTACACCAGGAGGTGGCCGAGCTCACCCTCACCCTCGACCACCAGCACCAAGGCCCCAGAAACCACGAGCTCCTCCAAATAGCCACCATCTGCATCAACTGGCTGCACAAAGAACACGCCCTTCAATACCCTGAGGAGGACACATGCTGAGACCAGGACTCCACTTCCACAACGGGTGCCCGATCACACCCGCAGACCTCGACATGATCCGCAGGTGGTCGCCCCTTAGCTTGCTGCTCGCCATGGAGCAGGTCGTAGAGTCACAGACAGAGACCCTACGCGACGCATGGGAGCTCGCAGGGCGACCACCCCTCGTGCTCCGCCGCTACTACTCCCCGCCCAAGGCAGGCGGAGGCACCACAGCGTGGAGCACCCACGCCGACCAGACCGTCGCCCTCGCCCGCCGCTGCATCGACGCCGGCATCCCCGCCAAGTACCTCATGCTCAAACCCTTCAACGAACCCAACATGCCATCCTGGGCCCAGTGGGAAGGCTTCGGCGACACCGAGGACGACATCAAACGCTACAACGAGGCATTGCTCCTGTTCATCTCCATCGCCAGGCGAGACCTCCCAGGCGTCAGGATCGGCGGGCCCCACCTTACCGTCGGCAACCGAGACGTCCGCTACCCGAACGACCCCGAGGCGGTCTACTACTACCACGGACGCGACGGCAAATTCGCCAGCTCACCCTGCGCCGCAGCCCTCAGTGCACTCGACGTCCACTTCGTCCACACCTACGGCATGGCACCAGGCCAGTACAAAGACCCCGCCCACGGTCTGCGGTTCCTCGAGTACATGAAGTACCTCCAACGCAAGCCCGTCTACATCGTCGAGGGCAGCTACGGGATCGGCTCCGGACAGGCCGCAGACCAGAACACGGTCCGCGGCCAGGAGACCGTCGCCTACCTCCGGCTCCTCGGCGATCTGTACCCCCAGGTGAAGGGCATCGCCCTCTGGATCGGCGGAGACCCAGGCACCGGCTGGTTCGCCTTCTGCCACGCCAACGGTCCCAACCCCGAGAGTCACAGGCCCGTCGTGTACGCAGTCGAGGCCGCCTGCATCGCGGACGGCTCCCAGCCTCAGCCGGCACCCGTCCCTGTCCCCACACCCACACCCGCACCGACCACCCCAACCTTCGTCGACTGGCACGGACTCACCGGCCCCATGATCGCCGCCGTCACCATCACACCCGCCCCCAAACCCACAGAGCCACGCTGGGCCATCACCAAGATCGAAGTCCAGCCCGACGCCGACAAGATGGTCCTCTACGCCGTCCTCCCGCCAGGTGCAGCCGTCCAGGCCCGCTTCTCCTGGTCCACCGGTGACACCTTCAGCGCACCCAAAGCAGACCCCTACGAGCCAGACGGCGCGCGCCAGTGGGCAGCATCGATGCCCATGTTTGCACCGTGGGGCGCCTACTCCGTGGAGATCGTGGGCAACAGCGAGAAGGTCAGCGGGCTCGGGCTCTACGGGTCGGACCTGGACGAACGCTTCAAGGGCCATCATCCGGTACTCGTCTACTTCCAGCGCGTCACTGGACAGCCAGCCCCGCAGCCGCAGCCAGCGCCGGAGCCCGAGCCCGCTCCGACACCGACGCCCACGCCCACACCAACGCCCGCTCCCACACCAGCTAGGCCCTACGATCTAGCACACGCGTTCTACCCCCATGGCATCACCGACATGGTAGACCTCCGCAACGAGATAGAGTCGTTCTCCAACATGCCCGAGCTCGCCAAGCTCTGGCGCCCGTTCACTCTCATTCGCCTCGTGATACTGCACCACTCAGGATCAGACCTCGCCACGCAGACACCCCTCAGCATCGCCCGCTACCACGTCAGCAAGGGCGCCGCCACCATCCCCTACCACTTCTGCATCGGCTTCGACGGCCGGCTCTTCTGGACAGGCCGCCTCATGTGGAGACTCCCACACAGCGGCAAGGAATCCACCAACGCCGAGGGAGTAGGCGTCTGCGTCCTCGGACACTACGACAAGCAGCACCCCACCCCCGCGCAGCTGATCACCCTCAGACGCCTGATCTGGCGCGTGCTCCCTGAGTTCTGCGCCGGAGCATGGGACCAGTACCGCCCCCTCTACGTCATCCCGCACGGCCGCCTGGTCTACACCCTCTGCCCAGGAGCAAACCTGCTCGACGCCTTCATCTACGCCGGGCCAGGACCCGCCCTGATGCCCCCCTTTCCCTTCGACGAGACTAACGAGTGAGGCACTAGACCCGTGGGAAGCCACCGCCCTACAGACCCGCCTCCACACAGACCTTGGCTTCCACGCCGACCTCGAGCAGTGGTGACGACAACGCCGCCCCGGCGACGTCTGCCTGTCGCCACGCCATCGATGGCGTCCGCAGCGAAGAAGCTGCTGCTGCACTCTGTCACCAATCGATGTACCCTTATCTCTACTTCTTCATTGTCTTTATTCGTTGTACTTATTAGTGGTGCCCCCAGCACCAGTGGTGGTGCCCAGGGCACCAGTGGTGGTGCCCACAGCACCACACCTCAACAGACCTTGGTGGATATGTGGATAACTCTGTCACCACAGGATACATCCTGAGCACCGTCGAAGGAGGCCCAGCCATGCAGGACATCGGTGCAGCCCTTCTAGCCGCCCAAAAGAAAGCCAGGACCAACCCCATCTTCCAGGTGCTCCTCAGCGACAAACTAGGGCCCCACCAACGGCTCACCTGGACCGCGCTCTACACCGACGCCACCGCCGACTACCCCCACGCCATGCACATCTGCTCCGACAACTCCATCGTCAGAGTCAGGAGCAACGCCGGCACCGCTGAGTACCAGCGCGTCACTTCACCCACCACCCCCGCCCAGTGGACCGCCTGGACCGCCGGCATGGGCACCTGCTCCACCACCAATCAGATGGCCCTCTGCAGCTCCGGAGCCAAGGTCTGGTGGTTCTACATCAACAACGCCAACACTCTCCTCTACTGCCGCGAGAGCGCCAACTACGGAGCCACCTGGGGCGCCACCACCACCGTGCACACCTGCGCCGGCGCCTACCAACTCGAGAGCATCGCCGCCGCCCACCGCACAGGCACAGACGCCATCGTGTTCTACTCCACCAAAGACACCGCCACCCCCAACACCTGCAACCTCTTCTACCGCAAACAGACCGCCGGCGCCTGGGGCGCTGCCACCACCTGGGGCAAGACAGCCTGCCAGCAGATCAGGGGCCTCACCTGCCACAAGACCGGCGACTATAACATGCTCTACGGAGCCTACGTCGACGCGTACACCTTTTTCGGCATCGGTCCCAGCGCCGGCGTCGCCTGGGTGTGGGCCCTCTACGCCATCGCCTTCGGCACCGGAGTAGACGTCACCCTCGACACCTGGGCTAACCCCGTCCTCCTCGAAAGGACAGACACCGGCACCGCCTTCGCCACCGCCTGGCCGTCCCTTACCTACGTCGATATGTTCCGCGCCGTCTTCTCCGCCTACCTCGAGGGCGAGGAGTATTCCAGGCTCCTCCGCATGCAAGGCATCTACGGCGCCACGTTCCTAGAAACCACGTGGACCGACCCCTGGCCCTTCCTCGCACTCGCAGGCACCTACGGATCAGTCATCGACTACCGCGTCGGGGGAGACGGCTACGTCTACGCCTCCCACTCCAACCGAGCCTACCGAGCCAAGGCCGCAGGCGACGGCACCGTCGACCTCGGAGCCAGGCTCCTCAAGTACAGGATCCTCGACAGGTGGTCCGGCTGGAAGGGAGCCGGCGTATCCGAGGACTACGGACAGAACGTCACCGCCGAGATGGAAGGCGAGATATGGCTGGACAACCAAGACGGCGCCCTCAACACCCTCGGCTCCGGAACCTACATCGCCGTCAAGCGCGGCTCCATGCTCGAGCTCCGCCGAGGCTACCACACCACCACCGGCAACCAATACGCAGACTGGCCCACCTTCTGGATCGAGGACTGGGAGTACGTCGCAGACTTCGAGGGCAAATCCTACCTGGTACTCTACGTCATCGGTGGCTGGGGCCTACTCGCATCGATGGCCGCTCAGAGGCAGTACCTATGGCTCGACAACGTAGACACCGTGTGGACCATCGCAGAACGTTTGTTCGCACTCGCCGGCTTCAACCTCAGCAGCGCAGGCGAGGCCTCCGCCGTCATCGGCACCCTCAAGCCAGCCATCAACATCCTCCCAGGCGAGGACCTCCGAGGCGCAATCCTCAAGGTCCTCTCCAAGGTCCCGGACTTCGTGTACTGGGAGGGACACACCCCCTACGTCAAGCAACTCGCCGCAGCCGAGGCTAGCGACTACACCTATGGTGGCGCAGGCAACCACGTCATCATCGCCGGCAGGTACGGAGTCCGCACCCCAGGCTTCAACCACATCGAAGTGTTCTCCACCATGGACGCCTACGCCATCCCCGTCTTTGGAGACGAAGTAGACTACACCGAGATCAACCTGGTCGGACACCGCCTCCAGAAAATCTTCGACTACGCCTACGACACCAACGCAGAGTGTGACGCCCGAGCCGTGGCTCAGCTGCGCAAGCACGACGCCACCAAGACCAGGGGCCAGATCGAGACGCTACCAAACCTCGGCTTGCAGCTACTCGACGCAGTGACCATCACCGACGCCAGGGCCGGCGTGACGTCACAGGTCTACCGCGTGAGAGGCATTGAAGAAACCTTCGACACCACCAAGCCGCAACTGGTATTCCGTCAGCGAGTGCAGCTCTCCGCCAGGTAGCCGCCAAGATCGTTCCCTCCGGTCCATGGCACAGGTGGTCTGACCTCACCCAACCCCGGCGCCAAGATCGTTCCCTCCGGTCCATGGCACAGGTGGCGCCTACACACCGTGCGGCGGGCCAATAACCAACAATAATACACAGCCCGCCGCACTCGCCGGTGCCAAGATCGTTCCCCTCCGGTCCACCCAAAACCCTGCCGATTCGGCTGCCGACGATGTTCACACTATGACTTTTATGTCGAGTGGCGACACGGACCCCACGAGCTGCACCTGCAGCTGTCACCACACCATCAGTGGCGACAACGATCGACGTGGCCACCATCGATGCCGACACCACTGGCGACCCGCAACCGACATCTCCGCGGGATCCCGTCACCAACGCCCGTCGGCTGCTACGGCTCGCGTCGGCTCTTCGCACTAACGCTATTAGTGCGAAAAGGCCGACCGGCTTCCCTCCGCGAGCCTCAACATAAACTCTTTATGTTGAGCAGCCGACAAAGACAACACCCACCACCGGCCCTCTCCATAGGCCGCACTGCGGGCGCGCTGGCTGCACTACGCGCAGCCAGATCAGCAGGCGACAAAGCCGCCTGCTTCGCGCCCGCAGCCAGTCACCCGCCACTTGTTCTCCAAAAAAGAAACCGAGAGCGCCCACACACGCCAAGGCCGCTCACCCCACAGCCAGGCCACTTCGTCCCACATCTCAAGCGCGGCTCCATCACCAAGGGCTCTCCGTCCCTCGACAACGGCGCCCTTTGTCTAACCATCTCAGTCCCGGCTCCATCACCAAGCGCTCTTCGTCTCCCACCAACGGTGCGGTTTGCCTAACGATCTTACGATGCCGGCTTCCACCAGCAAAGCCCGATCAGCGTACACCCAACGCCACTTCGTCTCACATCTCTAGCTATGGAGCGGGCCTACGGCCCGCAACATCTTATGCCCCCTGGCCGCTGGGTCCCAATCCCAACGGCCAGGGGGATCAGCGGGGGCAATCAAGGAAGGGCCTAAAAAGCGGCCCCTCAATGCCCCCGCACCCCCAAAATACAGGGCCGCAGGCCCCCCAAAAAAAACGGTCCGCCCCAAGGATGCGCCCCGCCGCGCCGCGCGCAAGGGTTTTCAACCCCCTAAAAAGCGGGGGCTAAAAAACGCCCTTGCGCGTCCGCAAAGGCCGGCGCTCAGTGGCGGGTCGCTTAAAGGGGGCGTTCCCGTTTTGGGGGGGCCTGCGGTGGTGTGGTGGGCCTCGGCCCTGGGGGCGCTGTCTCGCTCTCCTCTTCTGGTCAAATTGCGGTGGCTCGTCGGGGGGCGCGGCTCTCGGTGGCCCCGGTGCCCTGTGGGGGGTGGCTCGCGGTGGCCTTTGCCGCTTTCAACACTCGGGGGGTTCCGTCCGTGGCTGCTCTGCCTCTTCCGTCCGGTGTCGTGGCTCTTGTCGGCTCTCGCTCTCTCCCTGGCGCTCTGGGCGCTCGCGTTGGCCCTGTGGTGCGGTCCCTGCTGGGGTCCGGTCTCGCCGTTGCCGTCGGCTGCTCCGTTGGCGCTGATCAGGCGGTGTTGTCGGCGGCGCTGGCCTGGCTCTCCGGTCGGCCCGCCGCCGCTGTCTTCCTCTTGCTGCGCGTGTTCGCTGTGTTCGGTCCTGGCGGTGCGGGCGCGGTCCCGCCTGTCTCTGCCGTCTCGCCTGTGCTCTCTGCCGCCGCCGCCGGTGCCGCCGTCGTGTGGTCGGCGGGGGGTCCGCCGTCCGTCCCGGCTCGCGCGCGCCTTGCCCGCCGGTCGGCGTGCCTTGTGTCCGCGGTGGCGTCCGGTTGCGGTCTCGGTGGGCGCGGCTCTCTGGTGTGCTTCCTGGCGTCGCCGCTCTCGGCGGGGTCTCTCCTGTCGTGCCGCCTGGCCGCCGGTTTCGGTCTGCCCGTGCTCGTGCTGGCCGCCTTTGCCGGTGCGCCGCCTCTGCTGGCCCCCGGTGGCTCCTGGTCGCCCTGCTCCTGCTGTGGCCTGTGGTCGCCCTCGTGGCGTTGGGTTCCCGCTCCTCCGCTCCAGGCGCGTCTCTTCTAGCGCCGTCGCTCGCGTGCCCAGTGGGCCCGCTCGCTTTCGTGGTCTCTTATGGCCCTGGTCATCTGCGCCCATGGTGGCGCCAACAAAGAAAGGTGGTTCGCAATGCTAAGCAGGTTCGATCCGTGGACGACAGGTACAGCGGCGGCCCTCGCGCCCCTGGTGGCAAGGGCAGCCCGCCGCGATGGTGGCACCGGCGCAGCGATCCGCGCGGCCGTCAGGATAGCGCGCCCCTACGATTGGCACCTGGCAGCCCTGGCCGTGGCAGCTCAACCGCCGAGGCGCAGGCACAACAACGAAGAGGAGACAAGAAATGACTAGCCCGCAGACCATCGCAGCCCTGGTACAGGAAGGCAGCGCTCGGAAACCAGCCCTGACATCCAGGCTAGAACGCGCCGCCGACATCCTGCGAACCGACCCGCCGTACAAGGTCAACCGAGACAGCCGCCTGTGGCACGTGCCGTCGTGCCAGCGAGAGCGCGTCCTCTACCTGGTAGACAGGCTCAACGGCACCTGCACGTGCCCAGACTACAGGCAGCACGCAAATTGGAGAGCCAATGGCACCGACAGGCCCGCACGTGGCGCACCCGGTGGCATGTGCAAACACCGCCTCGCCGTCGAGATGATCTGCCGCCTGTGCTGCGAACCCGACCCGCAGCCAGCGCCGGATCCACGCGCGGCCCCTGGCCTGGACTGGCATCGCCAATCGCTCAGCATCGACGTCGCACAGTGCCCGTATCTCGCCCTTATGTGGTGAAGGAGAGACCAAACAATGACCATCACAGAGAGCATGTACCAAGCCCACCTGCAGGCGATACGAGAGCAGGAGAAAGCAGACGCCGGCAAAACCCACCCCGCCGCCGAAACCCACCGCCTGTGGGCCGCCTACGTCGACGCCCACCCGCGATGGTGGGAACGCGAGGAACCAGCCCCCAACACCGACAGCGAGAGGAGATAGCAAATGCCAAGCAGACAATTGACCATAGAAACCTACTGGACAGCCGACACCCGCCGACACCACAGCCAGAAATCCCTGCTGAGACTCAAAGGCCGCTGGCTCCGCGAGGCCGGTTTCACGCCCAACACGACCGCCGCCGTCACAGTGCGCCCCCACTGTCTAACCATCACCACAGGAGGAAACCAAACCATGGCACAGCACCCGCCCACCCTCGACGACCTCATAGCGCAGGTCCACGCCGCAGTCGCCGCCGAACTCGACGCCCACCCGGAAGGCATCGACCCAAACACGCTGGCCACCACGCTTGCCCAAACCATAGCCCCCGCCGACCCCCAGGCCCTGCTAACCCTGGCAGCCCTCGACGACCCGGAACTCGGACAGCGCCGCCCCTGGCATCAACCACTAGACGACGCCCCCCAGATCATCCGGGCCAATCTTATCGACAGGCTGTGGGAAGCCGCAGCCTACGCTATCCTGGACTAGCAACCACAGACAGGCGGGTGCAGGACCCAACCTGCACCCGCTGGAAAGGAGAGACACCATGAACACAGCCGCAGCAGCAACAAGCCAACTAGCCCAGGCCCACGCCGAGACCGCCGAAGGAGGCGCCCAGGTGCGAACCCTGGCAGCCCAAGCAGCGGCCCCCATCGACCGAATCACCCTGCTACTGGCCGCGAACTTCTGCGGCACCGCAGCCCGCCACCTGGCCGAGGCGTACGCCATCGTCCGCGACTACGACGCCGACAACCTTGACGCCCCCGAGAAAGGAGCACCAGCATGACCACAGCATGGCAAGCCTACCAAGAACCCGTCGACCAACTCAACCGCGACTACCCCGACGACGACCACTCCTGGGACCGCGACATCGACCGCCTCCACGCCCAAGACGAACACGCCCACCCCACGCGCCGCCCCCCAGGCACCACCGCCGCCCAATCCCCCATAGCGCACGCCCGCTACCTCGCCTACCTCGCCCGCACCGGACGCCCCTACCCCACGCACGCAGACACAAAAGGAGAACACGACCATGACAGCCACCTATAAGCCGAGACAGTTCCGCATCTACCGCCTAGTGACAAAGACGAGGATACTCACGGTCGAGGACGCTCTCAAGCTCGGGAAAGTCGCCTTCTCGCTCACCGAGTACAAGAAAGGAGCAGGCGCCGCCGTCTCAGTCACACACTACATGGACCACCAGCGAACGGCGCTGCTGGCCTTCGACATCCTGCACCGCCCCGTCGCCAACCCGTGGTGGAACGGCGCCACCGAGTACAAGGGCACAAAAAAGGGCGCGGACCTCGAGGCCCGCACCATGACCCTTGAGCTCGTCGAGGGCACCGAGAACCCCGTCCGGCTTACCATCACCAACGGGCCCGGCGAACCCGCAGGCACAGCCGGCGCCATCAAACCCAAGACCGGCACCGCCCAGGCGAAGGTAGTCACCCTCCTATCGTGGGAGCACGCGCGCGCGATGAGCCTGGCGATCCTGATGCACGTCCAGGCATGGCAAACGATGACGTACTACAGCCGCATCCAGGAGGCCACGTGGCAGCCGCCAGACAACGGCGGGCCCCTACTGGTAGACCCCGAGACCGGCGAAGTCCTGGACTCGGCATAGCCCAACACATGCGGGCGCCGGAGAGCCCTCCAACAGGTCAGGATCCCGGCGCCCGCAAACCCCAAGGAGGCCCAATCATGACACGACGCCTCGGACTCAGCCCCCCGCTCCGGCTCAAAGGCAACGTGGCCGCCAACGCCGCAGACATCCAGACCGCCCTCGATGAAGGCTGTGTCGTCATCCTCAAACACGCCGACGGCGCACTCACTATGCAGCTCGCAAACCCGAGAAAGGAGGCCACCCATGGCAAACCAGACCAGCACCGACAAACAGCGCGACGCCGTCAACGCATCCCTGGCCGCCGCAGCTGAGCGTCTCGACACCCTGTGTGTCGAGATCGACAACCTAGACGCCGCAGCCCAGGACCTGAGCCAGCAGGGCACCACCCCCGCCAGCGCCTACTACCGCAAAGGCCGCTACCTCTACCTGATCCACCCCACCTGGCAGGGCACCCGAAAGCGCGAGTACATCGGCAGCGACCCCGACAACGTCGCGGCAGCACTCGCCAGCATCGAACGCCACACGCGGCGCGAAGAGATCACGGCCCAGGCCAAGAAACTCCGGCTTGAGCTCGACCAACTAGAGGAGACCGCCGCCGCTCTCACAGACTCCGCTCGCATCTCTGGCCTGTACTACCACCACCAAGAGCGCCAGCGCAGGTGGTAGCAGCACATGTTCACAGTAATTGATATAATGGGCACAGGCCCAAGAAAGGAGAGTGAGATGGACTACACGCAGTTCGTTCACGAGTACATAAACGAGAAGGGCCAGCAACACTACGTCGTCGCTCAATGGAACCCGAACAGTGGCCAATATACGCGCCCACTGGACCGCACAGAGCGGCGGCTCACCGGATGCTCCGCGGAGTTCGGACCCCTGAGCTACCATCAGTCGTTTCCAACAAGGCGCCAGGCACTCCGGCGAGCACGCTACCTATTCAGCCCTGACCCCGAGGAACACCGCTAGACCACAGGCGGGAGGAGGCAGCGCCGCCACCTCCCGGAAAAGGGGGGACAAATCCGCCCCTTGAACCCCCCCCTCGCACGCCCCGCGACGCCCCACTCAGCCGGCGAGCCCCCCGCCGGAAAGATTTTTTTTCGCACCTCCACTCGCGCCCGCAATAATCAAAAATGAAAAATGCGGGCGCTCGCTTCGGTGCGCGCAGGCATGGCTAGCCCGCCATGCCTGCGATGTGGTGTCTACTGCAGCTCGGCCGGCCGTCAAACCTGTCGCCAAACCTGTCACCAACCCCTGGCGACAAAGGTCCCCCACCAGGTGGCGGATCCTGTCACCAACCGAAGAAAGAACCCGCAGACACCCGGCCCACCACTCGGGCCAGCAAAGATCAACAATAATGCTGCTGGCCCTCGCTACCCCATCACCGCCCGCAGCCTTGGCACGCTCTCCGCGCCCGGACCCCTCCAGGCGCGCTCGACGCACCAAACCTCGGCCAGGTCCCGAAACAGCACCCGGAACCATGGCCGAGGGACCACCCTCGCCACCCCTCCGCTTACCACGCTCAACTCAACCCTCTCGAAAACCGACCGCAGCACCCTCCGCTGCTGAGCGGGATCCCCCGCGCGCACCACTCCCCCGACGTCCGCCAACCGCTGCAGCGCCGCCTCAGCATCGTACACAGCGGCCCCTAGCCGGCCCTCCATCGACGACGTCACCGCCGCCAGCTCCGCCTTGCGCAAGTGGTACTCTTCACGCCCGATCTCCCCCTCTATCCGCAGCTCCCTCAATCGCACCAGCTTCTGCCGCTCCCGCTCCAACCCCTCCACCAACTCCGCGTTTCCAGGCTCCGCCTCCGCCCGCTGCCTCACCCGCTCCCTCACCATCCCCTCGATCTCCCTGGGCAGACTCAACCCGTCCAGCAAACCCAGAGCCTCCGCTTCCACGCCCACAGCATCCCAACTGCCCTTGCGCGACCGACAACTCCCTTCCGAGTGGCGATAGAAGTACCGCCCCCGCCTGCCCCTACCCATGCCCCACAGCCGGCCCCCGCACTCGTAGCAGTAACCCAGACCCGTCAGCAGATAGACCCGCGCCAACCCGCTGCCCTGGCGCCTCCTGGACCGCCTCGCCGCCAACACCCGTTCCGCTAGCGCCGCCCCGATCACTGCCTCGTGCGCACCGTCGTACAGCTGGCCATGCCCGTAACCACGCTCGCGACCCACCGGCAGCCGCCCGGCGTACAGCGAGGCATTCTGCAACACGCTACGCACCGACACCTCCGAAAAACGCTTTCCACCGTACCGATCACGGAACCGATACCCCCTCCTGTTCAAGTCCGCCGCCACCTCCACGTAGCTATACTCGCCCGTGGCGTACATCTCCGCCATCAACTCCACCACCCCCGCATCCCCGTTCCGCACCAGCAGCCCGCCCTCGCGATCGTACCCGAAAGGCGCGATCCCCACGTGCACCCCCCGCTCGCGCCGGTGCCGGACGCTATCCATCACCCGCTCACTCGCCAGGTCAGACTCCAACGACGCCACCACCATCAGGATCGCCAGGAACGCCTTCCCAATCGCATTGGTCGTGTCGAACTGCTCATGCACACTCACCAGTTCGACGTTGTGCTTCTGCAGCGAGTCCAGAAAGACAAAAAAGTCCCTGGGAGACCGTGACGCCCTATCCAGGGAGTTGACCACCACCGCTACCACGCCACCACGACCCAACTGCGCCTTCAGCTGGTGCCAACCCGGGCGATGCCTCTCCGACCGCCCCGACCGGTGTCCCTCCGCGTCCTCGTAGACCTCGTAGGACCACCCCTTCTCTTCGCACACCGCCACACAGTTCGCCAGCTGCCGCTCCGGACTCGCGCGGTCCTCCTCGTAGCGCACCATCGACCGGCGGACGTAGATCAAGGCCAGGGCCACAGCCCAACCGCCTCCAGCAGAAACCTAACCACCAACCCTATCCCGATCAGCACCATCAACCACCGAAAGGCGTCCTCATGCTCCTCCAGGAACCTCTCCGTGTAGCTACCCCTCCACTTCGCCACGCGACTCCTCCATCATCCGCCGCTCACGGCGCAATAGCACCATCTCGCCGTACTGCAGCCACTCCCTCAGCTCTCCCTCGTCCATGCTCGCCACCAGCACCCGCACAGCCTCCCCCAACCCCTCTAGTTGCTCCCACCTTACAACAGACGTTGGCAGACCAGCCAGCCTCAGGATGTCGCTCTCGGGCACGCCGAAGTACCGCCCCAACCGATACGCCGACGCACTAGACGGCCTCCGAACCCCCTCCACATAGCTGTTCATCGTGTTCCTCGACAGACCAGCCTCCACGCTGGCCCGGGTCACCCCCTTCCCCTTCAGCGCACACGCCTTCGTCAAGAACTCCGAGAGATCGTGACAATCCTGAGCGAGCCGGCTGATCTCCTCTTGCACGGTCATCCCCTCACCCCCCTTCTTCCAGCAAAGCGACGCCGGCCGCTCCAACGCCACCGACTCTACACCACATATCAACATTTGACAACATCCACGATTGGTGTTATAATACCAACCGGTGTTGGCATGATCGCGAAAACCAGCCATATCAGAACACAGCAAACCGACCACCTCTACCAGTTCGTGACGGTGCTCGCCGAGATCCTACTAGACCAGGAGAGGACCACACCATGCCACCAGCAAACCCGTGTCCCCCGCAAACCGCCTTCCGCCACTGGCTCCAAAGCAGAGGACTCAAGCATGCCTGGGTAGCGACCCAGCTCGGCTACACCGCCGAATACTTCTCCCGCGTCCTCAGGGGCACGACCCCCCTGACCGCCGAGTTCCGCCAGAGATGCCGACACCGCCTCTCAATACCCGACGCCGCGTGGGACAAGGAATGACAGGCCAACCACTTGAAGACATCGACTGTCAGGAAGTCACCCTCGAACCCACCCTGCACGGCTACCACGTCGCCTGGAACTACGGCCAACACTACTGGCTCCCCATCCTCGGCCCCGTCCCCTGGTGCACCTGGCAAACCCTGATCACCTTTTGCTTCGGACGCCGCGACTCCTGCTGGCCCTCCATCTCCCTCCTGGCCGACATCGCCGCCAAGGGAAACCGCAACCTCATCAAAGGCCGCTGGGCACAGAACCCCGAGCACCGCTTCAGGAGAAAGGGAGCCGTCGAGATCCTCGAAGACCACGGCCTGATCAGCATCGAACCGCGCGGCCCGGACGACAAAAGGTATACGTTCCACGTCCTCAAGGAGCCACCGCTGCTCACCCCCGAGCAGGTGCAGACCCTACCGCCCAGGCTTCAAACCATGCACGCCGCCCTGCTTCACAAGTGCGGCATCAACCCCGACGACCACGCAGCCAAAGCCCAACGCGTCACCCCTGGTGCCCCCAGCACCACCCCCGACTACGCAGACCTCCGCCAACTCGAGGAGGACTGGCGAACCATCCTCACCGACTGCCAAGCACAGATGACACCGGCGAACTACCGCACCTACTTCACCGGCACCACTCCCACCGCCTACGACCCCACAACGCGCACGCTCACCGTGGAGGCGCCCAACCCCCTGATCGCCACCTGCCTAGAACGCCAGTTCTCCCAACTGGTGACACGCGCCGCCGCCGAGCTTGACATCCGCATCGACGGTTCCCCCATCCAGGCCGTCACCTACACCGCCAGGAGACTCAGCAAATGAACCGCTCCCAACCACACCTACCAAGCCTCGATCCCACCGACACCCCCCGACAATACCGATGGTACGACTGGCACATCGGACTACTAGAGCGAGGCTCACGCGCCAAGCTCGCCACCCCACAGATGATCGAGGACCTCACCACCCTCGCCGCCGACTGCGCCACCACCTACCAAGCCGCCACCGGCAAACCACCCTGCTACATCATCCTCCAAACCCCCGGCCGCATCCTCGGCCCACACTACCCGGGCCGACTCGCCGGCATGGACGTGCTCACCGACACCCGCCTCCCATTCGGCACCTTTGGCCTTGCACACGAGATGCTCCCCTCCGAACCCGTCCCAACAGCGCACCACAGGTGGCTCAGTGATACCTAGCCCGCGCAAAACCACAACTTTCATACCACCACACGCCTTTGCCACCATAAGCCCGTCGGCGGCCTCTACGACCGCCCTGGGAGCCTAGGAGCGCACCATGCACAATGCGTCCAGTGCTATGATCATCGCCTCCATGACCACCATCACCGCCCTCAGTGCAGCCGCCTCCTGGTACTTCGCAACGCAGATTCACCGAGCCACGCCAGCCCGCACCGCCCTTTGTCTCTTGACGGCCTTCGTGTCCGTCCTCAACGCACTGTGGGCCACCGTGTACGTCCTCTCACCCCCCGACAACCTGGTGCACCGCCTCTCACTCGCCGTCTTGATCGTGTCCCTTCTCGGCCTAGCAGCCACCGGCCTTATAGCAGCCCTCATACTCCGAAGGGAGGTCCGCCGTGACCACTGACACCGCAGACTGCCGCCGCATGCCCTCCATCCTCGCAACGCTCTACTACTGGGCATTCCGCATCCTGGTTGCCGCCATCCCCAACCCTTACGAGATCGACACCATGGTGGACATCCTCGATGGCAAAGACCAAGACGCCTAAGACCACCGGCGCCCAACCCCTCAACACCAACGCCCTGCAGGGAGGCTTCTACTCGCGCACCTTCACCGACGAAGAAGTGCTCGAGATCGGGCGACTCGCGATCTCGGAGCTCTCCCTCAACGAGGAGATCGGCATGCTCCGCGTCCTGATCCGCCGCGTCCTACAATCCGAGCTGAAACCCGAGGACATCATCCAACTCTGCGGCAGGGCCACAGGCCAACTCCGCCGGCTCCTAGAGACCAGAGCCAAGTTGCTCCGCGAAGGTGCACCAGACAACGCCATCGATGAGGCCATGTCACAAGCCCTCGACGAACTAGCCGAAGAACTGGGGATCGACCTATGACCATCAGAGACCGCATCGCAGACACACTCTTCGGCTCACTCATCGAGCAGCGCGTCCAGAACGCCGTCAAGGTGATCGACGACAAGTGGTGGCGCCAAGTCGGCGGAGCCGCCGGGCCCCAGGACAAAAAATGGTGGGAGCTCAAGACTGACCTCGACGACGCACTTGAGGCCTGGCGCACCAACCCCCTGGCCTTCCGCATCGTCTCGCTCACCACCGACTACGTGGTGGGCGCCGGCATCCAGGTCACATCCAAGGCCCCCGCCGTGGACCACTTCGTCTCCGAACTCTGGACCCACCGCCTCAACAGGCTACACCTCCGCCTCTACACCTGGTGCGAGGAATTGACCCGCGCCGGAGACCTCTTCATCATCCTCTACACCAACCCCGCCGACGGCATGAGCTACTTCCGAGCCATCAACGCCGTCAAGATAGACCGGATCGAGACGGACCCCGAGGACCTGGAGAAAGAACTCCGCTACCACGAGCTCAGGGACGACAACCCCGTCGAGGGCAAGTGGTGGGACGCCTGGGAGACCGTCAAGGACGACCCCTCCAAACCCGCCCTCCTACACTACGCCGTCAACAGACCCGTCGGCTGCATCCGAGGCCAGTCAGACTTGACGCCCCTCCTCCCCTGGCTCCGCAGATACCGCGAATGGCTGGAGGACCGCGTACGAGTCAACCGCTACAAGAACGCTTTTCTCTGGCACGTCAAACTCACAGGGGCACAGACCGCAGACATCCAGGGCAAGCAGGCCCAGTACACCGAACCCCCATCCCCAGGCTCCGTCATCGTGACCGACGAGAACGAAGACTGGACCCCCGTCCAGCCCGAGATCCACGCCGAGGACGTAGAGGCCGACGGCAAGGCACTCAGGCTAATGATCGCCGCCGGCGCAGGCGTCCCCCTCCACTACCTGGCAGAGGCCGAGAGCACCACCAGAGCCACCGCCGCCGAGATGACCAGCCCCACCATGCGCCACTACGAGCACCGCCAGAAGTTCTTCTGCGACGTCAT